TGGTCTCGCACCATCTCAACAGTAACTGTTGAGGGTATAACCCACTTCGGTCAGCCTTATAGACTGATCGAAGGTCTTCCGGTCTTTGCGACGATGTGCCGCAAAGAGCCCTTAGGGCGACCAGATTATCTGGCCTCGGATGACTTTGAGGGGGATGAACTAGACGTCTTTGACGCTAGATATCATAACCCTGTGAATGCCCTCGACGAAGTCGTGGGATTCCAAATCCTTCAGTGGTCCATCGAAGAGGGACTAAGGAAGGGAGGTTTAGTAGGGAGGATATTCCAACCGAACGACCTCAAAATAGGTGATTCGCCTTCTGTGAAGGTGACCCCGATTGGGGAGCCCGGACTTAAAGTTCGGACCATCACTGCAGGTGAAGCTTGGGTAACCCTAATGCTATCACCGCTTGGCCATGAGATGATCTCATGGTTAAGCCACCACCCTAGCTGTCGAACAGCAATGATAGGTGGTTCTCCGGCCTATGAGTTCGTTAAACGGACCCAGCGGCCGGGCGTACACAGGGTAGGAGATCATCTCCTAACCAGCGACCTCACGCAAGCCACAGAATATCTGTGTCGAAAGCGGTTGCTACCCCTCTTAGAGGGGTTTGTGGATGGTTATTTGGGTTTTAAAAGCCCTTTTCGCCATCTTTGCCTAAAGCTCTTGGTTTCACCAAGATTTTTAGAGAAATCCGACTTAGTCGGATATGAGTTCCGTGGGCGGGTAACCCGCCGTGGGGTACTCATGGGCGATCCTGGGGCCAAGGCAGCCTTGACCCTTACGATGCTCGCTGCAGAGGAGGAGGCGTACCGAAGGTATGTCTCTCAGTCGGATGATCCGGCTGTTTTCCTCAGCAGTCAAGTCAATCACGCCTGGCGTGTGTTTGACTGTGCTGGTGATGATCACGCAGCACATGGTCCTCTAGGTTACCTAGATACCATTACCACCGTTTTGACCGAAGGCCAAAATAAGGTTTCCTTAGAGAAGTCCTTCAAGTCTAACTTGGGGAGCTTCTACGGTGAAGAGATGATCTTAGATCATCCTGAGGCCGTGTGGGAGTCCAAGACCCCACTACACCTCCGTCCTTATAGAGAGACGTTACACGTCGACTCTGTAAAGGTAAGACTATTGTCACCCGCTGAGCGATTGACTCTAGTTAGAGATGAGGCCAACCCGGCTATCGGGAAGGCGTTTTATCTCAACAAGAAGGTTTGCTGGTTACCAGAAACCCTCTTGACCCCTGAACGAAGTTTTGAACGATTCGTTTACCTACGCTTTAAGCAAAGGTTTGCCCCTTTCTGTGATTGGGGCTCAGGGATGACATACCTCCCAGAACATCTGGGGGGTCTGGGTCTCCCCTTCTACGGATCAGATCCGGGAAGGGATGAGGGGCTCGAATTAGCTGAGCTAATTACGAACTTACCGCCCCTACTGCTTAAAGCAGTAGAAGAGGCGTCGAAACCATCGTGTCCATTATGGATACGTATGGCGTTGTATTCTTATAGAAACAACTCGACGTTTAGGGGACTAGGGATCAATGATCTCCAGAGAGAACAGATTAGATCTGTCTTTCTCCCCGATCCCAATACTTTAGATGATCTAAAGTTGAGGGTTACCCTGGGAAAATCCCAGGAGGAATGGGATCTTTTGCGCCATAGAGATAAAATCCATATGGCGAAGGAGATAGGTTACCTATCTCTCTCTCAAGCAATTGAAACCATTCAGCGTCCAACCTACTTTAAGCAGGTGCTCGCTAGTGAAACTAGCTTGCTGAACGCTGAGCCCTATGCCCAAGCACTTAAAGAGCTTGGCGGGCAAATTGTATCGGATTTAATTCGATACGATCTAACCTTAG